AGGCATCTTATATAAAGGCTTTTTGTTCAGCAAATTTGATTTGCTTTAAGAGTTTCTATGATAGCAAATAGAGCTTTTTCAGAGTCGTCTAATTCTATTATTTTATCAAAGTATCCGAACCCTAACGGCTCTTCACTTGAGTGCTTACAATCGCATTCAATTCCGTCTCTCGTAAGTTGGAAGACGATGCCGCCACATGCCTTAACCCATTGGGCTTCATTTTCAAAACGGCAGTCGTCTATTATTATAGTATCTTTTTTGCTTTTAAGAATCTTCTTATGCAAAGCATAAACCCAAATATTCTGATCTACAGTTTTTCTGCCCCATTCAGTTCCCAGAGATTGCATCAAATCTCGTCCTGATTGCCCTATCTCTTGAATGATTACTTCTTTCTTATCTCCTTTGACCGAATCGTTAGGTACTCCCATTGCTATTAACATATCTTTAATCGGAGTAGCGAATGACATTATTTCGGAGTTATGGAGAAAAGAGTTTAAGCTTTCAGCCATAGTAGTTTTGCCGACAGTTTTAGCTCCTGCCAGAGCGATAATTTTTTTGTCCATATTCAGAGAAAATCTTACGATTTAATCTCTGTCAAATTTAGGACTTTATCTTGCTTTTGAAATAACAGAAAGCCACCAACGCTCCGACGACTATTGCCATAAAGAATCCTGCATCAGCAGGTTCAGGAACTGTAGGATAATCGACATTCATTCGGTAATCTATTTCTTCCCAAGTGTAGTTTTTTTCAGCGTAAGAGATTCCTTTAAAATCTTGCTCAATAAATGACGGCAACTCTGGGACAAAGAAGAAAGGATAAGTGTCTTGAAAACCATATTCCCACTCAAAGAATGGTTCAATTTCAGGCACAGGATACGGCTGAATCTTTTTGATCGGATCATCGATCGGTTGCTTCTCTACTTCGATAAAATTATTACTCATCTACAGAATTCCTATTTTTGTCAATTATGTGTCTTTCAGATATTAAAATCTTCAGCTTCATGCTTAAACGAATCATATCGTTATCCAAAGCTTGTACTTGTTTCTTCAGTTTGCTTAGTGAGCTATTACACTCTTCAAGTGCAGGAAGAACAATATTTGTCACCCACTTCCAAATCCACCAAACGAAAAAACCTAATCCCAGTAACGCTATTAAAGAGAAACCAAATTTAGAGATTACATCTGCCCAATGCTGAAACTCGTACCCACTCATCAATCGTCCCTACAATCTTCTTTGCCCTCGCTCGCAACAATTCGATCGAGGTTTGGTTCACAGTTAAAAGCACACGAGAATTGAGTGTCTATTTTCACTATGTCGTTATTCATATTATCGACTTTATTCTCTAAGCTAATCAGAGAAGCTGAAAGCCCTGATATTCTATCTGAAACTTGTTTCAGGATAAACTTTAGGATAATAAAAAGAAACCAACCTACGGCAATCGCTGAAGTGATTGGGACTCCTATTTGTTCTATAAAGTTTAAAATGTCACCGATCATTTATCGTTTAAATATGGAGAGAATAATTGAGACTACACTTTGGAAAAAAGCAACGATCTGGCTAAAAGGAAAAAACATAAGAACTATAGAGATGACTCCAATGTAAGCCAAAAGAATCGTAAAAAGATCGAATTTATATTGGTCAAAAATGTATGTAAAAAAATCCATTATCTAGATGGAGAGCTAACCTGATGGTGTGGTTTTATTAAATCAAAGTCTTCGGACTCTACCTTTGGGATTTCGTCAATTTTTTGCTCAGAATCGTCCTCAGAGGGGGGTTCTTCTTCTTTGGACTCCTTAACTTCAGATTCTTTCTTATGGCTTTCTTTTATCGTTTTCTCTTCTTCTACGGGCTTTTCCTTATTTTGGGTGTCCTCTTTTTTGACTTCTTTTGGTTCTTCTTCTTTATCCTCCTTTAATGAATCGCTTTTTTCTTTTTGCTCTTCCTCTATCTTGGCTTCTTCTTTTCCTGATTCCTTTTCAGGCACTACTTGTTTTTCCTGAATTGGTTTTTCTGATTCCTCTTTTTCTTCTGTCTCTTGCGAGCTTTGTAATTGCTTATCATTCTGAGATGAAGAAGAAGATGCAGAAGCGACAGAGGTTTTGGGTTTGGAGACCTGAATCTCGCCAGTTTCAATCTTTGTCTGTATCTGTTCGGAAACCTCGCCAAGATAATTCTGAGCTTCAACGAAGCGTTCAGCGATAACGACTTCACCCCAATCGTTTAAGTCGTTAAAATCTACGAAGCTATCAACGAAATCAGGAGGAGTAATTTTCTGCTCTACGACATCGTTTGCGATTTCAGCTACAAAAACCTCGGTTGTATCTTTTGCGAGATCGGTTTGGGTAACAAAAGCAGAACTAACGGCTACACTTCCTGCAACGCCTAGCTGAGAAAAAGTGTCTACTACTGGAAGCTTTTGAGCTTTGTTTATTAGCTTCTCAAAGAAAGAACCCTTATCCTCTTTAGCTGAATCTCTAAATTCTAAAGACTTCTCTTTTTTGTCTTGAGGGACTTCGCCGCCCAACACTTCATTCAAAGAATCCCTTAGCTCAGTTAGATTCTTTTTGGCATCGTCAGGCTTCACTTATTTTCTTCCCCCAGGTGTAAAATAAAATCCAATGATTGCCCCAAGCGTTGTGATTGCCACAAGGGAGATGTGTCCCGTTGTGATTGCAGTAGTGACTTCCTCTCCACTTGGAATCTTAATGAGTCCCCATAGTAGGTTGATTGATTCTTTGTTTTCAGGTGGAGTAAATGTGACGAGGGTTGTGTTGGGGTATAGTGTGCAGAGGATTGATATGATTGCAAAGTTGAGCATCCCAATAAGAGCGATAAGACGACGAGTAGCCCTAGCAAATAAAGAAGTGTCTTTATCGACTTCTCCGAAAACTGCTTTTTGAAATTCAACATCGGCTTTTGATAGAGACATGTCTCTAACCAACTCTCTCCTAGCTTTTGCTTCTTTTGCATCATTAGCCGATTGAACGATTCCACCTATGATCTTCAACATTGAACCCATTCCAGTTGCTCCAAGCGTAGAAAGAAGCATCGTAATTAGTCCGAACATAAGACCTATTTGTTATTTAAAAGTTTTATTATTGATATGACAGTTAGTACGCTCACTAAAATGGAGCAAAAAATAGAAGCTATCGCATCAAAGTTTTGAAGTGAAAAGCTAGTAAATGTTCCGAATATTCCAACTGAAAGTCTTTGAACTATGTCTTCCATATAACAACCATAATGGTGTCAACTGAAGATCAAAAAGGGACTGTAGAAATCTATCGCTCCTGACAGTATATCGTTAGGAACTGTAGTCATATAAGTATGGTTCTCAGCAAAGAACATAGAAAACCCCATCCGTCTTCCTGAACCCGTAGCTCGAATAGAAACTGTCTTTGATACTTCTGTGAAATTAGGAAAGTCTTCTGAGTCTTTGTATGTAATAGATCGAATATTGCATGTATCATTCCATCTTTGAGGATAAGTATCCCCTGACTTCGTGTCGCTAAGTCCTGACCATTGGTAATGCCCTTGCCCACTTGCTATCGATCCACTTGCTAAATTAAGACTATGAGAATTGTTTTTTACTGCTATGGCATCTATTGAAACATCTGTAGGAGGTGAGCTTGCAGTATCTTCCCAAATATAAATTCCTCCAAAATTCAGTTCCCTGAATAAATCGTTACTGGGACACCTTATAAAAGCTCCGAATGTGGCAGAGGTAGCTCCATTAGGTATGCTTACTCCTTGAGACCATTCGTGTCGTGTCCATAAATCTGCATCAAAAAAATTTGTTGAGCTTGTGACTGTTTTGCCACTAGAAGTGCAACTTGTTATTGGAGGGTCTGGATAGGTTCTATCTGCATCTCTATTTTGAGTAAGAAAAGAAGCTCCTGCACCATACATTTTCAAAACTCTTCCTCCACTATAATTCATATTGATAAAGTGATCGGATGGACTGTCTATAAACTGTCCGAAGTGAGAAGTGTTATCAAAGTTAGGAGTGTTAGTTAAAAAGAAGTTTCCTAAAAAGCTTGGGTAGCCATCGGTTGAAACCCATAAGGGAGAATATGGAGACCAATCATCTGGATAAAAATTGGTTGCAGATACTTGTTTTGTAGACCCCATAAAACACGATCCGATTGGGTATCCATTATCTTCATCGAATAAAGAATTATTAAGAGCGTTTGTGCCTACTTTACTTGGAAGCGTTCCATCCTTAGCAAAGTTTGCGAGCTTAAATCCTGTCCCAATTCCATCGATGTTCATTCTTATTCTTCTGCCGTAGTTACTTTAATAACTACTTCGCTAGATGTGCCGTCCCAACTGAATGGAAGTGGAGTTGAGTTTGTGTTGGAGAATGAACCTAATGTGCCTCCACTAATGGTAACACTATCAATAACCCCATCGCCATTCGTACAACTTACCTGAAATGTAACTGTTGCAGTATCTGTCACATTGCCTGCTAATGTCATAAGGCTGACATCATTGTTTCCTGCTGAAAGCTCTGCTATTAGAAAAAAGCTTAAATCAAGTCCTGTGACTCTAACTCTTGCGAAAGAGTTATTTTGTTGAATATAAACAGGAATCGAGCTTGCTTCTTCTCTCTTCCCTACTGCTACACCTGAAGCCAAGCCGAAGCCAACTCCTTGAAGTCCGACTCCACCTATATTTCCCATACTTAAAACAATGCTACTACATCGCCTGCCGTAGTCAGATTGGTGACGACTTCTACTTGGAGAGGATGGTATCCGTTAGCTACGCTAGTCAAAGTCACTACTGAATCGGATGCCGAAAACTTAACTCCCAAATTTCCTGCCGTTCCGACATAGATGCAACGAGTTAAATTTGTGAAAGTTGTAGTCGTTGAAGCAGTAATGCTTTGAGCTGATACTGCTGACCTTGTTTGATCTGTTACTTTTGTTGATGCCATTATAATTAAGAATCTTTTGTTAATTAAGCGAATTCAATACACATGAGCCTGAAAGTCCCCGTGATCGCTTCTGTTGTTGAATTGCTAGTGTTGTGAAGTTTTATCTCAACTACATTGGTTGCGATCACTTTTGCTTCTCCTAAGAAAACATCGTCTAAAATGTCAGGGATGTTCACAGTTACTATATTTAAAGCACCATTTGTCACTCCCGTTAAGGTTGTGGTCATAGTTGCAACGCTATTCCCTGAGACACTCCCAAAGTAATGCTGAACTTGTTTTCCAACTATCAAATCAATTGTGTTTCCTACAGTTTGATCAACTGTTAAAGCATTAACTGCCACAACTGCAGATATTGTAGTAGTCTCGCTGACAGAGAGTTGCCCCGTGATAGTAACGCTTCCCTGAACTTGCAGTCCTCCAGTTATGGTAGTCGTACCCGTTATTGAAACTCCACTCGATAGAATAGACACCGAATCATTTGTCGCAACAATTGCGAACTGTTCTTTGAAAGTTGCCGTTCCTGCGACATCTAAAGAACCTTTAAAAGTTGCCGTTTTTGCGACCTGTAGCTCTGAATTAAAAATTGTTTTTGTACTCATTATCTAAGAGGGTAAGACGACAGGTAAATTGCCTGACCTAGTGTCTAAAATATAATTTCCATTTACTGTAAAATCTGATTCATTAGCGAAATAACTTAATTCGCTACTTCCACCTATAAAGTCTATCTCTGGAGTAGTTGCTGAACTTGTTCTTACAAAAGCATTATAAGAAGCACTTCCCACCGATATAACAGAGTCTTTTATTTTGCAAGTTGCAGGAACGGCAGTCGTGTTAGTAAACTTAATTGAATCTCCTGCATAAAGAAAGTTCCCTATGTTACAGTTCTCAAAAAGAAAATCTCCTGTACATTCATTAAAATCAATAGAGCAATTTCCACTCGAAGAGATAATGCAATCCTTGAAGTAAGAATCAGCAGTAACTCCAGACCCAAAAGACAAAGATATATCGTTTACGCCCCCAAAGGTGCAGTAAGTTGCTCTTGTGTTTGAGCTAGATGGAGCTTTGTAAAGTGTAGCGTAAATATTGGATAAACCAACTGTAATACTTGAAGCTCCTGAGAAGTCCAATTGACCAACTCTAGCGAAAACCCCCAACCCTAAAATCCTTGTAGTGCCTGATCCTGCCGTGCTAGTTATGTTTCCTATTACTACCTTTTCAGATAAATGAAAATTCAAAGCTTTGTTTATTGAAAGAGTGGATTCTCCACTAAAGTCTCCATCTAACAAAACGATAGTGTCATTGGTTTGGGCATCAGCGTAAGCACCTGCAAGAGTCAAATAAGGTTTAGTCGTAGAGTTACGAGTTCCAGTTGCATCGTTTCCTCTAGCTGATGAGACGAATAACTGTTTATCTAAAGTCGTTACAGAATCGATAGTAGTATTAACATCGGTTGCAGTTTGAAAAGTTGATGGGGTTAAAGATGAAACCGAAATTCCTGCTCCGATAACTTCGCTTATTATATCAACGGGAACTTGAAAGATGGTGTTAGCATTACCATTAGTATCCGTAACCTCTAGCTCTAAAGTAGAAGAAACAGTTGTTATCGTAGTCGTAAATTCGTCAAATATCTCAGGAGTCCCAATTGATAGGCTTCCAAAGATACCCTCTCCGACTCCCGTTTTAGTGAAATTAGTAAATGAATCTTGGAGTGTAAGTGGGTTTCTAAAAATCCTAGTGAGCCATTGTTCTTTCGTACTACCATCTCCTACAACTAACTTCGTTATCGAAACGCTCGAACTTGGGGTTAAACCCGTTGCATCGATAGTCGGTATCGTCTGTAATCCATTCGCTGAGAAAACTGTTTTGAATGTAAATGGAGCGAGTTCAGTTGTCGTGTTCGCCGCCGAATTCGTAGTGATCGCACTCTGTAGATCACCTGCTGAAACATCGTAAGCGATTCCTGTCGTCTGCCCTAATCTCCATGTGCCACCCGTTGGCTTTGCATTTGCAGTTCCGATAGCTAATCGAACTGAGTAATCCTGAATATTTACGATCCCAGTTTTGCTAGTCAGGAAAATTTCAACATCTTGGGAATCTCCTAGAACTAAATCTCTCATAGGAGAAAGAGAGAGATTATTTATTGATTGAACCTTGCCTGTTCCTATTCCGTCGGCATCGATATTTCCGTAAATTTGTATCCCCATAGAAAAAGCTTTTTAGTCAATTATTATCAAAAGCTTTCTACGCCTGGCAGTAAAACTATTATGGTGGAAGAGCTTCCTCCATCATTTGAAACAATCTGACTAATGTAAGTAGTGCCTAGTACTTCAGGTCTATGGTAAGTGCCTAAGCCAGTCTCCCCCGTGGCTGTTCTTCCTGGTGAACCTGAACTCTCAAAAAACACGGGACACCCAAGATAGTTAGCAGGCTGAATGTCGGCAAATCGATTATTCTCAAAGCGAGAAGCAGGCGTACGAGAAAAAGATGAAAGTCTACAAAAATTATTGCCTGCCTTTCCCCCAAAACTTATTTGTACACTAAAAATTCTATCAAAACCATAAGCAACAACCGTACCATTTATAGTCAATCTTACGGGGGTTAACCCAAAAGAAGCCTCTCTATTTGGATAACCAAAACCTAAGTCTGCACTAGTCCCTGCTGAAACTAATCTCTTTGCTCTATCTTTTGGTTCGACTCCGTGATGTCGAAAGTTTCCTTTTCTTACACCCGAAGTAGTGCCAAAGCTATCCCATCTAATTTCCACAGAGTTACCATTTCCGTTGTAAGTGTAATATGCTTTTGCTACCTGATCGATCGAAGCTTGTTGAATAAAATCGCACCCAGTAACATCTACCGATCTCAAATTTTCAGGGAAGTAACCTTGCTCTTTATCCAATATAGCCGTAAACGATTGAGCCATCTTATTAACTTTTTGCTAAAATTGTGAGATTGG